TAGGAGTTTCTGCTGCTGCAGCGAGTAAAGATCTTTTAGTTACTGGAATTACTACTTTAGGATCAAATAATGGAATAGGAACAGTATATGTTGGATCTGGTACAACCGCTCTTATGGTTGATGGTGATGCAAGAGTTATTGGTATTCTTACAGTAGGTAGAGGATCTGTAACTATTGATGGTGATAATAATCAACTTAATGTTGGTGTTGTTACTGTTACTAATTCAACAATCTATATTGGTGATAATGTATCTCTTAGTGGAAGTGCATCTGGTATTAACTCTGCTCCTAATGTTTTATATGTTGCAAAAGATGGAATTGATACTGATAATGGAACATCTATTGATAATGCGTTCTTAACAATTAAGGCAGCAGTAGGTGCTGCTACTTCAGGAACAACTATTAAGGTTCTTTCTGGGAAGTATACTGAAAGTAATCCTATTGAAGTTCCTGCTTTTGTTTCTATTGTTGGGGATGATCAAAGAACCGTACAAGTAACTCCAAGTACAACTACTAGTGATATCTTCCACGTAAGGAAAGGAAGTAAGTTATCTAATATGACCTTTAAAGATCATGAAGCCCCTGCTGCTGCAGTTGCATTTCCTACTACTGAAATTGCAGAAAATGTGGGTGGTGGTAAATGGAAAGGTCCTTATATTCAGAATTGTACTAGTGATACTACTACAGGAAAGGGAATATATATTGACGGCAATCAAGCACGATTACTAAAAGCAATGAATGTTGATTCCTTTACTCAATATAATCAGGGTGGAGTTGGTGTTGCTGTTACTAATGGTGGATTTGCCCAGTTAGTATCACTCTTTACAATATGTTGTAATGAAGCAGTTACTGTTGATAAAGGAGGACAAGCAGACATAGCAAATAGTAATTGTAGTTTTGGTACTTATGGATTAATTGCACGGGGAACTAGTGAATTGCAATATAGTGGTATAGTTACCTCATCTGCTTCAATATCACAAGCTACAGCAGCAATTAATATAAGTACTTCTACAAAGACTATAACAGATTTTGATTATCATGAAACTTCTGGAGTAGCAACTGTTACCACAAGTGCTGCACATGGATTTTCTGTTGGAATGGGAGTTACTCTTTCTGGAATTGGTCTTACTTGTACATATGGTTCAAAAACATATCCATATCAAAAACCATTTATCTTTACTGTAGATTCTGTTCCTGACACAACTTCCTTTGTAATTAATGCTGGTATTTCTACTGTTGCTCATACTTATGTTTCTGGAGGAACAGCAAAAATTGATGTGGATAGACCTTATGATGGACAACTTTGTTATTTTGATACATTATATAAAACAGTTAAAACTATTGCAGTTGGATCTGGTGGAACTGGTTATAGTCTAACTCCAACCGTAACTGTTGCTGCTCCTGGAGGACCAAGTGGAGAAAATGCTACAGCATATGCAACTTTGGATGGTGATACTGTTTCTACTATTACAATTATAAGTAGTGGAAGTCAGTATGAATCTACTCCAGACATAACAATATCTGGACCTGATTCTGGAATTAATACTGCGACTGCAACCGCTAGCATGTCAGATATCTATTACACAATAAATAGTTCAACTCCTGTAACTGCTGGAGTTACTACGGTAACACTTTCTTCAAATTTACTTAATACTGTTGGAGTTGGATCTACGGCCTATTTTTATCAAGGAAGTAGAATTGTTGCTAGTTCACATACATTTGAATATGTTGGTGCTGGAAACAATATTGCTGATGCTACACCAAAACGTGGAGGAGTGACAGTTCAAGCAAATGAAGTTGTTACTGAATCTGGTGGGTTAGTTCTTTATACTAGTACAGATCAAGCAGGTAATTTTAGAATAGGTGATGATTTAAAAATTAATCAAGAAACAGGCACAATTAGTGGAAGAGCTTTCAGCAAAAGTTTATTCTCAGAAATGACACCCTTTATCCTAGCACTCAGTTAAGATGGCATTAGCACTCAATAGATTTAAAACATATACACTTCTCCTTACTACAGGTAGTCAAACTGTATATACTGCACCTACTGGTTATACTGGAATTATTTTATATGCTCATGTAACCAATTATGCTTCGGCAGCTACGACACTTACAATGTCTCATTATAGAAGTAGTACATCTACAACTACTGAGATAATTAATGAAGCAAATGTTCCTGTTAATGATGCATATATTCCCTTAGATGGAAAATTAGTTTTGGAAACCAGTGATGCAATTAAAGCAACTGCTGGTGCAAATACCACATTAAAAGTATTGCTTTCGGTATTGGAGACAGCAAATGCCTAGATTGCTTAGCCAAGTTAATAGTACTGGCGCAGTAGGGATTGCTAGTGATGGTACTAGTCTTGGTAATATGACTACATTAAATTTGGAGAGTAATAGAGTTAAGTTTGATACTAATGCAGGAATAGCGACTGTTTATTCAGACCCTTTAACCATTATAGGACTATGAAACCTTTTAAAAACTTTTTAAAAGAAGCTGCACCTACCAATCATGCCAATAGTGCAGGTAATCCTAGTGGTAATCCTGCAACTACTGCTGGTTTTGGTGCTAATGCATCTTCACCAGTTGCTGGGTTTGATAAATTTTTCTTTCCTAATGTTAATGATGATTTGCTATCGCAGGGATATCAAACTCCCGGTGAATCTGGATTGGCTAAGTGGAGATTTTCTAATGTATATCCAGTGATGAAATTGCAACTTAATAAATCTAATGATGGACCATCTATCGATCAAATGGTAGATGCATCAAAAGAGTTTGTAAATATAGAAGCAGCAAAAACGGCACAAAGAATGCAAAAAACTTATAGACAGTTTCAAGGATTTAGAGAGGAATATGAAGCAGAGCAATCTTTTCTAACCATTCCACTTAATATTGAAATCCCACAATCCCAAACTGATTTTAACTTGGGGTTGATGTTTAGAGAGAGTTTAGAAGAAGATACTGGAATGCTTTTTATATTTGCAGAAGCAGGTCAAAAGTCATTTCATATGAAAGATACTAAGATACCTTTGGATATTGCTTTTATTAAAGAAGATGGAACAATTGAGAGTATTAAAGAACTAGATCCATTTACTCTTCTTCCAGTTTCTTCTGATGGAGAAGTATTATATGCCTTAGAAGTTAATAGAGGATGGTTTGTAGAAAATAGCGTAAATGTGGGCGATAAGGTTCTGAAAAGATAAATAGTATTGTAAACATTTTTATTATCTATGGCGAGCGTAACAATTGAGGATGCTAGGGGTAACCCTTTTCTGGAAGTTATCGATGTTATAACTCCACCTTCCCTTAAAGATATAAGAGTATCTGAATCAGTTAGACTTCCTTCTCAGCAAGGAAATATTGTTGCGGTTGTAGCTACATGGAGAGGAAAACAATACGGAATAAAAATGTTTTTCCCACAGGCCAAAAGGCCAAGTAGAACGGAAGTTCAGTCCCAGGTGGAGAAAGTATACCCTGGTGCTAAACTCTCCTATTTTCAGATTTCGGACTATGAACCAGGACAACCACTCCTCCAAACGGGAGGAAGACAGTAAAACTAAAGAGTTAGAGAAGAAAGTAGAGAATTTACAAAAAATACTAGATATGACGAGACAAACTATAGAGCATGATAAATCTATGTTAAATAATTCAAACAAACATATATTTGGCGAAATGATGTAGGAGATTGTTATGTCTGATGAAATTTATCTTGGTAATCCAAATTTAAAAAAAGCAAATGTTGCACAAGAATTTACTCAGGACCAGATTCTTGAGTTTATGGCTTGTAGACATGACCCTGTTTATTTTGCAAAAGAGCATGTAAAGATTGTTACTCTAGACCACGGTTTGATGCCGTTTGAACCATATGATTTTCAAGAAGGATTAATAACTAATTTTCATGAAAATAGATTTAATATTTGTAAGATGCCCAGACAGACGGGTAAATCTACAACTGTTATATCTTATCTTTTGCATTTCTTACTCTTTAATGATAGTGTAAATATAGGTATCCTTGCTAACAAAGCTGCTACTGCTAGAGAACTTTTAGGTCGTTTACAAACTGCTTATGAAAATGTTCCCAAGTGGATGCAGCAAGGTGTGTTATCATGGAATAGAGGTTCATTGGAGTTAGAAAATGGCAGTAAGATATTGGCAGCTTCTACATCTGCGAGTGCTGTCCGAGGTATGTCGTTTAACATCCTCTTCCTCGATGAATTTGCGTTCGTTCCAAACCATATTGCAGACTCATTCTTTAGTTCCGTTTATCCTACTATTACTTCTGGTAAAAGCACAAAAGTCATCATCGTCTCAACGCCGCATGGAATGAATCATTTTTATCGTCTTTGGCACGATGCTGAAAGAGGAAAGAATGAGTATATCCCCACAGATGTTCATTGGTCAGAAGTTCCAGGTAGAGATGATAAATGGAAAGAGCAGACAATTGCTAACACTTCTGAGCAACAGTTTAAAGTTGAATTTGAATGTGAATTTTTAGGGTCTGTTGATACTCTAATTGCACCCAGTAAATTAAGAACTCTTGTTTATGAAAATCCCAAAACAAGAAATGCTGGGTTAGATGTATATGAAGACCCCCAACCAAAGCATGATTATCTTATGACTGTTGACGTAGCAAGAGGAGTTGTAAAAGATTATTCTGCTTTTGTTGTTATAGATATTACCACTTTCCCACATAGAGTTGTTGCCAAATATAGGAACAATGAAATCAAACCTATGCTATTTCCAAATGTCATATATGAAGTAGCAAGGAGTTATAATGAATCATTTATACTCTGTGAGGTTAATGATGTAGGCGATCAAGTAGCATCAATTTTGAATTATGATATGGAGTATTCAAATCTGCTTATGGCGTCTATGAGGGGGCGTGCAGGGCAGGTAGTAGGGCAAGGATTTTCTGGTAAGAAGACTCAACTTGGAGTTAAGATGTCCAAGACAGTTAAGAAGGTTGGTTCTCTTAACTTAAAGACAATAATTGAAAGTGATAAACTTATATTCAATGATTATGAGATTATGAGTGAATTAACTACATTCATTCAAAAGAACAATTCCTTTGAAGCAGAAGATGGTTGTAATGATGACCTTGCAATGTGTTTGGTCATATATGCATGGTTAGTAGCACAAGATTACTTTAAAGAACTTACTGACCAGGATGTTAGAAAAAGATTATATGAGGACCAAAGAGACCAAATAGAGCAAGATATGGCACCATTTGGATTTATTAGTGATGGTATGGATGATAATAGTTTTGTAGATAGGGATGGTGATAGGTGGTTTACTGATGAATATGGAGATAGGTCATATATGTGGGAGTATATGTAAATGCATATTTTAATAAATATTTTTTAGATAACTGAGAATTACGGAGAAAAATTCATGGCGACTCCTCAATTGTCTCCCGG